TCGAACGGCTTGCGCCTCAGCGGTGCCAGCATCTTGGCCATCCGCTTTCGCGCTGCTGCTGATCGCTGCCACGCAAAGCCTCGACCGTCGTTGCCGTTGGTCAGCTTTATTGGCAGGATGATTTGAAAAACGGTATCCAAGCGTCTCTCGCTCGTTTAGGGTATTGGATAGTTAATTCTTATTTCCTATAAAGATATATATATACTACTACTACTCACCCTCTCTTAGGGGAACAAACAAAAAAGCAGCCCACGACGCACCTTTTTTGTACTTATTTCCTTATTTCCAAGTCGACTAGAACAGCCAACCGCAAGGATTTTTGAGGGTGGGGCTTATTTCCGGGAAAAAAGGTTTTAGCCTTGTTTTTCCTGTGTTTTTGCTTGGAAAAAAGGGTTGTAAAAAACCTTTTTTCCAGCACTACCGAAGCTCAACCCATATTTTTGGGCGACCAGCACCCAAAACCTTTGTCACTGCGACTTTGCCGGAATTTTCAAGTTCCTTGATGGACGCCCGTATCTGCGGGGCATCGCTAGTGCGCAGCGATCTGGTGATCGTCGTCATTGTAGCCTTTCCACCCGCCGATGTCAAAACCTGAATGATCGCCGAGGTAACTCGACTGGTGATCGTGTCTACAACTGTTTCATCGACAAGATCACAAGCAAGATTTGCACACCAATTGGCAATTTTGATTCCCCAATTAATGTCGTCGATTTCCACGCAGATGTCATTCCACTCGTTAATTTCTTCCGGTCCTCCTAGCCTTGCCAAGCGGTGGACAATGGCCAGCTTCATTGATCTTGCGGACACTCGCCCCCACATGCTTGACCGGATTGCTCTCTCGCTATCCATAATTTCGGCAATTTTGCTGTCATGCTGATCCCATCGCTGCTCAGCATCGTCTGATGGTTGAATAACAAACGGATCAGGATAAACGTTGCACAGGTTGCCTGTTCCTGGCATCCACTGATGCCAGCGTCGCACGATATCAACCAAATCAGCAGAATATCCTTTGATTTTTCCTCGGTGCTTTGGCGGTCTTTCTGAAACCTTCCAAAATGCAATTCGACCAAGCATGCCATCATGAACCTGGTCTTGAGAAATTTCCCGAAACACAGTATACCCTGTTGACACGCCTACGATTGATAAATGAGGTGCTTCAATCTGGTGATCGACCTTGCCTGCATATGCCGAGCCGTTAAACCGGCTTGATGACTTGCTATAAAGGCTCAATAAGTGCTTGCCGATTGCCTTTGCATTTGGGTCTTTGTTTTTTTTGTCAAGGATCGACGCCAGCACATAACCGAACTCGTCGGACAGCCAAATTCCGCAAGGCGAACGTTTTAGAGCTGCAAGAAGTCCGTTCCCGCTTTGAATTTGTTCCGGAAAAATTAAATCCTCAGCACCGGCTTCCGCAAGCAGTTTTGATGCATACGACAAAGGAGCCTCTTTGCCGCTGGCTGTAGGTGCCAAAATAAGATGATAGTCATTTAGTGCAAGATTGGTCCACGATTGAACCTTTCGACCAAAAAGCGTTTGGCAAATGGCAATTGACGTAGAAAGCCCCATAACGGCACATCGGCGAAAACTGCTATCCCAATACCCTTCAAACAGCTCGCGAAGTAAACCCTTAGCCGGAACCATGCCATCTGCAAAACATTCATCATCCGGCTCATCGTCAGCAACTCTTGGTGCACCAACAAAAAAAGACAAGTCGACGCTGCTTGTGTCTTCAACGGCAAACCCTCTTTCTATTAAACTAGACGCCGCAGCCTTGTGATCGCCGCCATGACATAGCATCGCGTATGAGTGAAAAATGGTCATTGATTCGCCACTCGGAAACACTGGATCGGCAAGCGAAAAACAAACTAGCTGATAGTTTCCGTTTTTGCTTTGTTTTCCAAGATGTCCAGAGCATTTGCTGCCTGTTGTTTTTCCTGGCCTATCCCATTCCCAATAATCACCATTGCGCCGCAATGTATAGCCCCTACCAATCATTTCTCCTTGAATTAATGCAAGCCCTCGGCTTGACTTATTGAACTCATCTCCTGGCCTTTCGGCTTCTATATAAGGCACTACCGGCCTAGCTGCTTGTCTTTGTGCTTGCAAATGCTCAATCAGCGTTGTCGGTATCGGCAAAAGCTCACCGCTTCCTCGCAGTTCGTACGCCTTGCCTTCGTGCTGGTCATGGAAGCTATTGGCCGCAATGACCTGCTTGCCCTTGCCGTTGATAAAATCAATGCCTGGATACTTCTCTTTGAAAACCTTCCCAAACGACACGCCTGAAGGCTTTGTAAAGTAATAATGCCGACCGCCGCTTGGAGTCTCGACGATCGCGCCACAGACGCTCTCCAGCGTATAGCCAATCTCTGCTTGTAGGTTATTGAGCGACTCGTACCCGTTTGCCTCCTCCGCATGGATGTCGATGTCAATAACCACGTGACAATCATCTAAAATCCATCCATACTTATTGTTTCGCGGGTCCAGTAGAGCTTCGTCGACCTCGTCGGCTCGCTTGGTTGTGTTCGGCCAATCTTTTACGACCGGACACTTGACGCCCTTTGGTATCTCGTGCAACCGCAAATTGTGGACACGATAAAAAGGATGCGTTTTCATTTTTGCCATGTCCTTAAAATGGAATGTCTTCCCAAGAAAAATCCGTTGTAGTTTCAGGCTTAACTTGTTTGCTTGGAATTGGCCCTAGCTCGTATTTAATAATCTCTGGATATTTGCCAGACGTTTTTAGAGTAATTTCCTGCGGTTCTGCAATGCCGCCTTGCTCGCATATAGACACCGCATCTTCAACAGTTAGCGGCATTGGAAACTTGCATCGTTTTTGCCACCACTGCTCAGCCTTAATCCTTGCAAAACCACCATGCTCGACGCATACCCACTCGCTGGCTATAGGGATTCCTTTATCGGTCATGTATGTAACTCGCATCGTTCGAGGTGCATTTGAATCAGCACCGTATTTTCGATGCACCTTATAATCGACTACATCTACTTTGCACTTTTCCGGCTTAGCCTGACTACTCAAAATTGGAGCTGCGATTGCTTTTGCGGCGTGACGCTCATTTTCCGTTTCGTTTTGAGGAAATTCAAACTGACATGCTTTACACCGCCTAAGTGCAATCGACACCAGCTCTCTGCACATTGGACAAATCTTGACAATTTCTTCGGCAAGTTCATCTCCGCGATTGCGGTCTAAAACACGTATCGCGTCAATCGGTCCGTGCCTGCGAACGTTATCGCCAAAATCAACAATCCGACAATCTGCCTTTAAATCGCAAATCCGCAAGCCTCGACCCACCATTTGATAATAAAGACCAGGACTGACCGTCGCACGCAATAAACAAATCATATCGATGTCTGCTGCGTCAAAGCCTTCGGTCAATACATTAACGTTGACCAGCCATCGCAAAGCACCCGATCTAAATGCCCCCAATGTTTTGCTGCGTTCCCTGTCGGACATTTCTCCAGTAATCAACCCAACCGATTGATTAGCATCGCGCAATAGGTCCGCAATGTCTTCGGCATGACTGACGCCAGCTCCAAACACAAGTATCTTTTTCCGATCCACTGCAAGCTGCATACACTCCATAACGGCCTGGCCCACCGTGTCTGCAAAACGATCCTCCATTTCCGCCGCCACGAACTCGCCACCAACAATCCGCACGCCTTGCATGTCTACCGATGCTTCCGCGGCCTTTGCACTAATGTGCGACAAATAACCCTCATCAATTAGCTTTCCAACATTTGCTTCGTACGATATGCCGTGCAAAATATGACCATCCCCAACAACTCTTCCGCTGGTTGTTCGGTAGGGCGTTGCAGTAAGTCCAATTAATCGCACCTTTGAATTTTTGCCTTGCAGTGCCTCCATAACTTTTCCATATCTTCCCTCACCGTCTGGCGGTATTCGATGGCACTCGTCAACTAATACAATATCAAAAGCGTCAAAAACATCGATGTTTGCCGCAATCGATTGAATGCCAGCAATTACGCACGCACGCTCTATTTCTCGACGCCCAAGCCCAGCAGAATAAATTCCGACAGGAACTGTCGGATACCATCGATAAATAGTCATTTCTGCTTGCTCAAGCAGCTCTTTAACATGACTCATTACAAGCACTCGGCCCCCCCATCGATTAACTACATCGTTGACAATCGTGGCAAGTACCGGCGTTTTACCCGCACCTGTAGGAAGCACAATACAGGGATTGCCTTTTGTTGTTTTCATCCATTCATATGTAGCATCAATCGCTTCTCGTTGATAATATCTAAGTTCCATATCTGTCTCCAAAAAAATAGCCGATCCATCCGGACCGGCTTTTGAAAGTTAAAATTTATTTATTCCCAAGGTGCTTTTTCGGCAGATCTTGGCATTGCTGTTGACGTTGCAAGCTTTGCATTGCTTGCAGAGTATTTTTTTACCTCGTTTGATTCGTTGCCGTTGTAACTCTTGACGGCAAGCAAAACTTGCATCGGCTTATTATGAAGCTCGGCAGAATCTCGAGGCTTAGTAACTGCGACTGCCTTACAAATGCTCGCGAGTGTTCGCGTTGCAATTTCGACTGCTGTTTGGTTTTGATTGACCAAATTAAGACGATCCCAAACCTTGCGGCCTTTATATTGACCTTCAATGATTTCTAACGTAAATTCCAAATAAGATCCATTATTGCTTTTTGTTTGCTTGTTTTCGCTAGCAATAATCACAGCTGTATAACTGCCTGCAGGCACAGCCGAATAGTCGTCGCTAGCTGGAAAATCATCTGCGTTAAATCCCGACAGGTCCATTTTTATTTCCCCTAAAAAGGTATTAAACCAAAAATTGCTGATACTCTGCAAAATCCATCGATATCTCATCCGGCAAATTAAGACGATTTTTTGCCAGATGCCCCAGTCCTTCGTTCGCATAAAGAACGCGATCGTTTCCGCCAATCGCAATTCCTCGTTTCTTGCCAAATCCTTGATCTTCACTTCGCACCATCCGTTTGTAATTTGCAAACAAAACCTCATCTGCCCATTCTTGCATAAGTGCAGATGCGTCTTTGTGCAATTTCGGCGTATAACGATCATAGCTTTCTAACCCCGGCTCGGTAAATTCTTTAATTCCACAATGCCCAATAAGCACAATGTTTAAGCCTGCATCACGCACGCAATTAAGTGCTTTCAAGATAGAATTAAAAATTTTAGTCGCTGAGCCATATCCTTTGCCGTAATCAAAATCAGTAATCGCTTTTTTATCACCTCGCTTGCAAACTTCGGTGTGAATTAAAATCTCTAGCCAGTCAACCGAATCAATCACAAGCGTCTTAAAGTCGTGATCTGCGTTTGTGCCTAATTCAATGATTGGCTGCCAAGCATCCATCAATTCCGTTGATAATGGAAAACTTGCGACATCTAAATCGCTACATCCATCCTCAGTCTGAATAAAAATTGGCTTTGGCCAATGTGCAGCCCATGTTGTTTTGCCAATCCCATGCGTTCCATAAATGACGGTGCGTCGCGGCTTGTGTTGTTTGCCGCGTTGCACCTTATCTAATAAACTCATCGTACGCCTCAAAAAAGAAAAACGCTCGCAGAGTTTAGCGTGGTAGGCTAGTGCAAGAAATGCACGGAGACACCCTGCGAGCGTAGATGTATCGAAACGTAGCCTACCACGGCTTCCTCAATGTTAGCAGCCAACAAAGAGCTGTCAAGCTGCCAAAAGCTTTTTTGTGCCTCCCTTAAAGTAGCAAGTAACTAGAAACTAAGTAAAAAACTAGGTAAAAACAGCGGTGTAACCTGGAACTCTTCATCCTCGCTCCAGTCGTTTGTCACCTTTCGATCGCGGTATTGCTGCAGCAAGGTCAGCCTTGCCTCTTGTGCATTAGCGCTGTCGTGGCTGCTGATTTCGTAAAGCCGACACCGAAACGGCGATGTCTTTTCCACGGCCAGAAAAATAAACGCCGTCAGTCCGGTACCGTCCAGATAGTGCGACGCCTGGATATCGTACCGCCACGACGCAATGGTTTTTGCAAACGGATTCTTTCGTGCATCGTCGGTCGTCTTGATGTCAACGACGATCTGATCGCACAGCTTGTCGACCTTCGCCCGGCAATTGACGTCGGTCTCCTGATCGGTCCAGTAGACCTCGTGCTCAACTTTGCCCGGCAGCTCCAGCACCGCACGCACGGCCTGATTCGCCTGGCAATTGTCTAGCACCCGCTGGATGATTTCGCCGTCCGAAGACGATAGCGGAACCTTGCAAGCAT